GCTGACAAGGGTCACGTGTGGTATATTGCCCCTACCCAGCAGCAGGCAAGGGATATTATGTGGCAGCAGCTGTTAGAGCTGGCTCATCCAGTGATTGCTGGAAGCCATGTGAACAATATGCAGATCAAGCTGGTGAATGGATCTACAATTAGTCTCAAAGGTGCTGATAGACCAGAGACAATGCGCGGAGTGGCGCTAAAGTTCCTTGTGTTGGACGAGTATGCAGACGTAAAGCCACAGGTATTCGAGCAGATCTTGAGACCTGCCTTGGCTGACTTGAAAGGTAAGGCTGTATTTATTGGTACACCCAAGGGAAGAAACCACTTCTATGATATTTATAGGGTTGGTCTCGAGGGTAAAGAGAAAGATTGGAAGTCTTGGCACTTCACTTCTTTTGATAATCCACTACTGGACCCTGAAGAGGTAGAGACTGCTAAGAACTCAATGTCTAACTTTGCGTTTAGGCAGGAGTTTATGGCTAGCTTTGAGGCTCCTCAGTCTGAGATCTTCAAGGATGAGTGGATTAAAGTAGCAGATGAAGATGAGGAACCCATGCATGGAACCTACTTCATGGCGGTAGACCTAGCAGGGTTTGAGGATGTAGCAAAGAACGCTAGTAACAAGAAGAAACATTTAGACCAGACTGCTATCTCTGTGGTTAAGGTACATGAAGATGGTTGGTGGGTAGAGAAGATTGATTGCGGTAGATGGGATATTAAGGAAACAGCTAACAGGATTCTTAGGTTAGCTAAGGAATATGAGATTCAGGTGGTAGGTATTGAGAAAGGAGCGCTTAAGAATGCAGTGCTTCCATACCTACAGGAACTAATGTTGAAGTATGGTGTCTATCCTCGAATAGAAGAGCTGACACACGGTAACAAGAAGAAGTCTGATCGTATTGTCTGGTCATTGCAGGGTAGGTTTGAGCGTGGTAGGATTGTATTAAAGGAAGGTGACTGGGTTAGAGAGTTCAAAGACCAGCTCTTAAACTTCCCTACCAACGGTGTGCATGACGATATGATTGATTCACTCAGTTACATTGACCAACTAGCCATCACACCCTTTGAGTTTGATGACGATGAAGAAGATTACGAACCCTTAGACCTAACATCAGGATACTAACATGGCTGAAGGATTATTAAGTGGAGTACTTCCGTATGTGTACAGCAGGGCAGACGCTGTTAAACGCAGAGCTGCAGACGCTATTCAAAACCCTGCAGACTATTTAGGTAACTTAGCTTCTCAAGCCAAATCAAACATCGAAGAAGTACAGGGCCTACAAAACCAAGCTATTAACTTTGATACTAAAAGCGGTAAGCTATTTGAAGTAAAAGATCCACAAGCTTTTAAAAAACTTGTAGACCTACAAACAGAAACACTCACAGGCTTTATGCCTGCTGGTATTATTGCTGGTGGTAAAGCTATACGTAACTACATTGACAAAGCCCCAGACAAAGCAGTAGACATGATTGAAAGTAGCATTAAGCTTGCTCAAAAGCTACGCAAAGAAGGTAAAAGTTTTGAAGAACAGGTACGAGCAACTAACTTTGGATTTGGTCCAGACAACAAACTTAGGTTTGAAGTTCCTGATAAAGGCGCTAACTTTAAGGTTGATGTTAATAAACTAGCAGATGGAACAGAGATGAAGGTAGGAGATGTTTTGTCTCATCCTTTGTTGTATGATTTCTATCCTGAGCTTAAAGGAAAGACAATTAGATTTGTTAAAGATCCCAAAGGTGGAGCAGGTTCGTATACTTATGGTAATCAGGTTATTGAAGTAAACACAGCTAACCCTGCTTTTAAAAATCCTATCACAGCAGTATCTACTGTTCTACATGAAGCACAACACTACGCTCAAGAAGCTGAAAACTTTTTAAAAGGTACTGATTGGAAAAAGTTTGTAAAGAATAAAGATAAGATCACTCAGGCTGATAAAGAACAAGCCATTAAGGAATACATGAAAACTTATGGCGAAGCAGAGGCACGCAATGTACAATTTAGATTTGAAGATCCTTTATTTGAAAAAGTAGGCCAGAAAACAGGTACTCCTTATCAAGATAAAACTAAAGATAAAGTATTTACAGATACGATGGGTGCTGATCCTTATACCGTAGACGCATTTAGACGACCACTACAACGAGATGAAATTTCCTCTGTATTTTATCAAGATCCATTTGAAAGGACAGCGTAATGGCTGAGAACTACTCCAGCGTAGAAGAAGATAAAGTAACAGAAGCAGACAAAGAGCTTACTGCTTTTGTTGTCGATCATTGTGACCGCTGGCGCGAGTGGCGGGACACTAACTTTATGAAAAAGTGGGATGAGTATGAGCGTCTCTACTACGGTATCTGGTCTGATGAGGATCGTACGCGAGAGTCTGAGCGTTCACGCCTTGTAACTCCTGCTATTCGTGAGGCCGTAGAAAACAAGACTGTAGAGATGCTTGAGGCTCTTGCAGGCAACGCTGGCTTCTTTGACATCCGTGATGACGTAGCTGACCAACAGAAGGTTGATATTGAGCAACTGAAGGTCCAGCTTAAAGAAGACATGGTAAAAGAAGGTTACGAGAAGCTGATCAAAGAAGTAGCTCGTACCTCTGAGATCTTTGGTACTGCTTGTGCTGAGATTCTTGTCAAGAGCAAGATCGAAAAAGCACCCACGATGCAGCAGATTCCTGGCTCACCTATGGCTGCTTTTGGTGTGTCTGAGACTGAGGTAACCAGTGTACCCGCTAAGTTGATTCACCCACGTAACTTCTTGATTGATCCTAATGCTGAGACTATTGATGAGGCTTTGGGTGTAGCAGTTGAAGAGTACACCAGTTTGTTTAAGATTGTTAAAGGCATTGAGGATGGTATCTATCGTAAGGTAAACATTCAACCTTACTATGATGATACTGATCTTGAGCCTACAGCTACTGAGTCTATTTATCAGGATGACAAGGTCAAGGTACTCCGCTACTACGGTTTGGTACCTCGAGAGTTCCTAGAGACTCTAGAATCTGATGGCAAAGAAGTAGAGGAGCTTTTCCCTAAAGACTCTGAAGCAGACCAAGTATCAGATCTAGTAGAGGCTGTGGTCCTGATTGCTAATGACCAGTATCTGCTCAAGGCTGAGGCTTCTCCTTACATGATGAAGGATCGTCCTATTGTTGCTCATCGTCCCGAGACTGTACCTGGTAGGTTCTGGGGTATCGGTACGGTTGAGAAGGGCTACAATATGCAGAAGGCTATTGACGCTCAGATCCGTTCACACCTAGATAGCCTGGCTCTGACCACTGCTCCTATGATTGCAGCAGATGCTACCAAGCTTCCTCGTGGTATGAAGACTACCGTTCAACCAGGTAAGAGCATTCTGGTTAATGGTAACCCACAAGAGGTTCTGTTTCCCTTTAAGTTTGGTAACACTGATCCTGCTAACTTTGAGACCGCTAAGGGCTTTGAGAACATGCTGCTCAAGGCTACAGGTACGCTAGACTCTGCAGAGCTAACACGTGCTACAGCTTCAGGACAGGGTGCTGGTGGGGTTGGTATGTCCTTGGCTATGTCTGTCATGATCAAGAAAAACAAGCAGGCTCTACTGAACTTCCAGCATGACTTCATTATTCCTTTGGTGCGTAAGGTTGCATACCGCTACATGCAGTTTGATCCTGACCGTTACCCTTCTCAGGACTACAAGTTCATGCCTGTTGGTTCTATTGGGATGATTGCCAAGGAGTACGAGCAGCAGCAGATGATTGGTTTGCTCCAGACTCTTGGCCCTCAGTCGCCTATCGTGCCTATGGTGCTGGCAGGTATCGTAGAATCCTCCAGTCTTTCTAACCGTGAGCAGTTGCTCCAGCAGCTCCAGCAGATGGCCCAGCCTGATCCCCAGGCACAGCAGGCTCAGCAAGCCCAGCTACAGGCTCAGCTACAGCTTCTGCAGGCTCAGGTACAGGAGCTACAGGCCAGGGCAGCAGAAAGCCAAGCAAACGCTCAGGAAAGCCTTGCAAAGGCACAGAAGGCTAGCGTTGAAGCTCAACTTATGCCAGAGGAAATGCGAGCACGAGTCATCCAATCTATCTCTACCAACATTCCTGACCAGTCTCAGAATGAGTTTGAGCGTAGGGCTAAGATTGCAGAGCTACTTCTGAAGGAGCGTGAAATTG